GTAGGCGCTGACGGGTCAACACTCGTGGCAAACTCTTCTGCTGGTGGTGGGGTAAGTTGGTCTGGGCCTAGCGCTACGGCTGGCAAAAACGCAGTTATCAACGGTGGTATGGATATTTGGCAACGAGGCGCAGGTTCATTTACCTCATCTGGTTCTGCTACTTACACCGCAGACCGCTGGTACACGGCAACATCAAATACCGCTATTTCTCAAGAAACAACAACAATCCCTAGCGGATTTAGATATTCTATGAAAATTGCATCAAGCGCAACGCAAACTTGGTATGTAAATCAAATTGTTGAAACTGCTAATGCGCTTCAGTTTGCTGGTCAAAATGTCACCGTTTCTGGATTATTCTCTGCATCTGTTTCAACTGGTATGTCTATCGCAGTTGCTTATTCAACAACAGTTGATGCTCCAAACTCAACAAGTTGGACTGGAATGAGCCTAATAAGTGGTGGCTCTGGAACGGCAGTCAGCGGCTCATTTACCAAAATAAGCGGAGTATTCGCAGTTCCATCTACCGCCAAAACTTTGCTTGTATATTTTTACCCATCAAGCGGAGTATCAAGCGGAACAAACATTTGGGTTAGCGGCGTACAGTTAGAAGCAGGTTCAGTTGCTACCCCATTCAGCCGTAACGCCAGCACACTTCAGGGGGAGTTAGCCGCTTGTCAGAGGTATTACTACTCAGCGGCATCGGGTAGCCCAACCCCACTTGGAAACTTTATCTACATCACCAGTAGCCAAGTGCGCTCAACAATCCCATTCCCAGTTTCAATGCGTACCACGCCAACCATCGTCAATGCCGCTGGTGCGTACTACACGCTAGAAACAACCGCAGCAACAGTCAGTTCGTTTGGCATAAATGTAGCCAACCCTAATATGGCAAACATCTATGGAACTGCATCAGCCACTTCAACAATCGGCTATTCATCAACTATCTACATCAGCAATGCTGCTGGTTCATTAGCCTTTAGCGCGGAGTTATAATTATGACTAGAGAATATACAGTTGAAACCAACCCATCGGGTCAGGAACTTATCTCCTACGAGGAAAACGGCCTTCGCTACTCTTTCCTTGCCGACCCTGCAAATGCCGATTATCAGGCATACCTCAATAAAGACACACTCGTATCCAACTCTTCAACACCACAGGCAGGTGCATAATGTCACGCGCACAACTTACAAGTACGGTAGAGCAGTCAAGCGGTGGGGCAGTAGCTCCGTTCGTTGCTGGCAAGAACAAGATTATCAACGGCGATTTCGGCATTTGGCAACGCGGTACTTCGTTTAGCGGAATTGGAAATTTGACCTACACCGCAGACCGTTGGTTCACCGAAACAGGTGGAACTGCGAATGTGACTCAGCAAGCCTTTACGCCCGGAACTGCACCAGTAGCAGGGTACGAAGCGCCTTATTTCTTGCAGTATGCAACCGCAACCACAGCAACAGTTCACGGCCTTGACCAGCGAATTGAAGATGTAAGAACTTTGGCTGGCCAAACCGTAACAATATCAGCGTGGATGAAAGCAAATGCCGCAACCACAATGACTGTAATTGGCTCTCAAGCATTTGGCTCAGGTGGTTCTGCTGGAAATGATATTGGTTCAACAACTTGGACTTTGGGAACTTCTTGGCAGCGTTTTACTTGGACAGTAACAATGACTTCGGTAGCGGGTAAAACTATCGGCGCTGGCTCATCAACAAACATCCGATTCCTAAACCTAACAAATGCTGCTTTTACTTTTCAGATTTGGGGCGTACAGGTTGAGGCGGGTTCAGTAGCCACTCCATTCACCACCGCATCAGGCACACTCCAAGGAGAGTTAAGCCTCTGCCAGAGGTACTATCAACGCTTTACCGCTGGAAGTGCGGCTGCATACTGGCGTATTGCTATTGGGCAAAATTTGAATACAACTCAAAGTCAATTTGTGTTTCCCTTGAGAACAACGATGAGAGGCGTACCTGCTTACAACGCTTCTGGTTCATTTACAGTTCGCCAAGGAGATTCTGCAATCGGTACTTCTGCTCCAATTTTACAAGGTGATGGAACAACTGCTGATTCAGCAGGTTTAATTGCGGCAGTATCGGGAGCAACAGTTGCTTATGGTTGCTATCTGCGAACCGAAAACTCAACATCAGCATACTTAGAGTTTAGTGCGGAGTTATAATGAACGAATACACATACACAATTCCAACTGACCCAATAACAGGTCAGCCATCAACATCGTTAATCATTCGCTCAGATGGTTGGCAAATTCCCACCGACCCTTCTAATTCTATGTATCAAGCTTATCTAGCCACACTTGCAGCCAACTCTTCTACACCACAGGGGTAGGGAACACTCCACAGAGAGTTAGGGTATAATAAACTGTCCACTGGGTTGTTCTCAATGGAACTACGAATCTGACTCGCCGTTACAGCGGTGAGCAGTCGTACCTGTTACCCTTGCAACATGGATTTTAGTCAAACTTTATCTGAGGCTCTTGAAACATAATTAACCTATATTCTTTATATTGTTAAGGCAAGCTTGGATATATTCATCAACCATAGAGTACTCGTTTAATAAATGGCGGAAAAGGTATCTACTCTCATCCGGTCTTCCGATCCACCACCCACTTACCGCCTTCTCAAATAAGAGTACGTACTCCCCAAAGTATCCGACATCCGCAGGAAGTTCTGGAAAATGAGACCCTTTGCGATCTTCAGCAGCTAGTCCCATACAAGCCCAGCTATATGCCTCTTGCCAAGCCCCAGCTGTTTGAAAGTAGTTAGCCATCTTGAAGTAAGCCTCTGGGCGTTCAGGCCAAAAAGCCACAGCTTGTAGTAAAGCATTAGTGACGCTGTGCTCTCTCCCACTCTGGTCGTTAAAGCACCTAGCTACCTTTAAAAGAGAGGTGTAAATAACGGAGGCATCTTCTTCTTTTCCAAATTCAATAGCCCTTAGGTAAAAGGAAACCGCGGACGCTGTTTGATTAATCTTTTCATACTCAATAGCGGCATCGAAGTTCTTTTTGGAGTTAAATGGATCTTTAGAGAGTTCGATAACTAGATCTTCAATTGCCATAGTTAAGCGCCTCCTCTACCAACTCATCTACTATAGACCCGGGTGTGCGAAGAACAAAAGCCGCATTATCTTGAAAGCCAAAGCTAATAAGAAGATCGCCATTATGACAAGCAGCTCCAACACAAAACTCTATAAGTCCGTCCAAAAACTTAAACTGTTTAGATATCCCTATAAGGTTCATGTCGTCATCCCAGACCAACAACCGATGGAAGTAATGCCCATCCTTTTGGTTTAGGTAATTCTTAAACAAGTTAACATCATGTGTTATAGATATGTAGTGGTCTTTCCATCTAATCACATGAGAGCTACCGCGCTGATCCATGGGGGTTACAAGCCCTTGTCTAACAGAGACCTGCTCAGTCTTAGGCTCATTAGGGTCGGCTTTTACAATCTCAACAGGGCTAGTCCATTTAACAAAGTGATACGGCTTGTGAAGAATAGGAACCCAGTTCTTCTCACAATAAGAGGTATCTGGAGCAGGTGCTGGTATGCGCACACGCTTAGTTTCTGTAGCCACCCAGTTCTCTTTATCCAAAGTAACATGGGAATACTCCATGCGACCTTGACCATTAGTGGTGGTATCTCTACGAACACCGATCAAGTAGTACTGCCCCTCCCATTGAACAAGGCGGCAATCCTCTAGACCAACAAATTCCCAGATAGGCTCGTGGAGTTTAAGCATATCCACATGAGCAAAGTTGGTCATGATTAGATCGTCGTTAAGACGGCAGATATAGTTCTCTGTTACTAGCCGCTGATCCTTTTCAGGATGAAGGTAAGAAAGAGGACCCCAACGAGAGGGGAACAGTTGGCGGTTTTCAGAATGATACAGAGTGTAATTAACATGGCGAAGGTTGACAAGGATATCCCCGTCGTCATCGATATAGATAGAGGGATTCATGAGGCCGGTGCCAGAAGTCAGCCCTTTAGGAATAACAAGAGGAGCTAACTTACCTCCTTGAGAAACTGATC